TGACTCCGCCGCTTATAATGACTGTATTTTAAAGTCTTCCGGCGGTTCTATAATATCCGCCGTTCGTCTTTCCAACAACACCGACTGCCCTAGTGGCGGCACAAAATCGGGGTCAAGCTGCATAGACGTTCCAGCTTGCGTGTCTCCTCAAGTTAGGGACGCTAATTCGCCTTACTCCTGTATCTCCGCGCCTTGCGCTGTCGGTGCTTCAGCCCAGCTTACACAATTCACGCCCGTTGGCACTCTCTTAACTCTGTACATTGGTAAGGGTCCAGACCTTGTTCAAGGCGGTTGTACTTATACCTGCAACAGTGAGCAGACATTCGAAAAATACGACACGACCGGCGTTTATGCTACTTATTCTTGTTCCGGTACTGGCGTGGTCAATAATACGGCAACAACCGTTGCAAAGCCTACCGACTCGGTTGCGGTTGTTCCAACTTCCGGCGGTCAAACATGTTCAAGTCAAACGGGCAAAAACGTTTGTGTTGGCGGTGACATTCCCGCTGGCTGCTCGTATATCAACGGTGTTAAAACCTGCCCCAGTGGCACTAATTCGGCAACGGTCGGCACGTCTCCGCCTCTTGCTTCAACTTCCGCTAAAAATTGCGGCCGTGTAAACGGTAATGTTGTTTGTGTTCAGCCCAGCGGCGCAACAAATAATGTAATGAACGCCGTAAGCCTTTCCGGTTCCGCCGCTATAACATTTGAGCAGGGCGTAAAAACCGTATCTACCGTATCGCCTACGGTCGCCAATCCTGACGGCTCCACAACTCAAACAACCATTAATACTACAAACATTTATGGCGAGCCTGACGGTGTAACAACCGTCGACACCTCAAGTACAGGTGTTGCCACAACTACTAAAACCGGCGGTGCTACCGGCTCCGGTTCCGGTGGTAATGATTCAGCGATAGCCGATGCCGCAAAATCTGCCGCACTTGCCGAGTGTGCAAAGCCCGAAAATCAAGGGACGTTAGGTTGTGCAGGTTTTGGCGACATCCCAACTCAAGAAACCATAACCACAACCGCTGTCAGTGCTGCTTTGTCGGTCGGCTCCTACGATGTCGGCTCCTGTCCGGCCGCTCAAACAATCACTACTACACACGGTAACATTACTATGAGTAATACTCCTATATGCAACCTTGCAACCGGCATTAAGCCTCTAAATTTGGCTATTGCCTATCTAGTTGCCGGTTTTATCGTTTTTGGCGCGGTGAGGTCCTAAATGTTTGCCGCACTCGCTCCTTTCTTAATAGCTATAACTGGAACACTCGCCGCTCGTGTCATGGTGGCGTTAGGGATCGGTGTGTTTTCCTACGCCGCTCTAAACACGTTGGCCTCGTCCGTTGTTTCCGCCGTCACATCCTCATATTCTGGTATGGGCGCTTTTCCGCTTGCTATTGTTAATCTTGCTGGTGGCTCTCAGGTTTTCGCTATCTTGACCGCCGCCATTATTACCCGCGCTTCATTGATGGCCGTTAAAGCCATGCGTCCAATATGATTACACTAATAACCGGCGGTCCTGGCACGGGAAAAACTGCTTGGCTACTCGATCAGCTTTTAACACTTCGTAAAGTCGAGCCAAACAAGCTTTTATTTGTCCACGGTGTCCGAAACCTACGGGGCATTTCACACGAAACAATATACTGTAGGTCTCAGTTATGCGATATTTGCCGTAGTGCCGATATACCGCAAGCTGCAAAATTTGTCGAAGATTGGCCCGTCTGGAAAGAGTCCAACTCTTTGGTTATTGTTGATGAGGTACAAAGAATATGGCGTCCTAGATCAGGGGGCGCACAACCATCTGATGCCGTCTCAGGACTCGAAACACATAGGCACTATGGCTTGGATTTCTGGCTAATTTCACAGGGTCCACACCTTTTTGACAACTTCATTCGGTTATTGGTTGGTAGGCATGTTCATCTTGTTTCCCGTTGGTCTGGTCGCACTCAATATGAGTGGCCTGAATGTAAGCAGGATGTCCAAAGCAGGGGAGACGCTGTTACGCGACCTTATAAGTTGCCCGCACACGTCTACAAACATTATGATTCTGCTGAAGTCCACACAAAGCAAGACAAAAGAAAGCCTATCAGTTTTTATGTCACTATTGCCGCTATTTTGCTTGCCATTTTTGCCGCTGTATTTGTTTACACACGGCTAAAAGCTCGTATAACTCCCGTTGCACCTGTTCCAGCGAGTCAAACAGGGGTGGACGGTTTGCCGTCCTCCCCTGTGCAGGCCGCGTCCGTTCCGGTTGCAAAGCCCGTTTTTCCAGATTTTAAACCGACTGTTCCAAACGTCCCAGAGTCCGCTCCCGCTTACGCCGAGTTGGTGAAAGTCACGGTCGCGCCGGTTTTATCCGGTTGTATATCAACACCCAAGGTTTGTAAGTGCTATACACGACAAGGCACACCATACCCAACAACCAAAGAATTTTGCTCCGCGTATATTGCAGGTAATTATTTCAACCCTTACAAAATGGATCGTGAAGGCAAAACCTACACCAATGACAAAAGCCAACTGTTAGCGCAAAACGAAACAAAAGATAATTAAATCATACCGTCTAAAAATCAGTAACACGCTATCCCTCATTCATTATTAAGCCGCTTTTAAAAACAGAAATTCGGATCAGGTGCTTTTTACCCAAGATAGCTTGGGAGTGGCGAGCCAGTGCTTTTGATCCTGATATTCGAACCCTTCTTACACACCGTTTCGTTGCAATACGTATCTTGTTCTTGTTTATCCGTGAATTGCACACTTCAACTCGACTAATCCAAACCAGAGCTTTTTTATCGGAACATTGCACATGGCAACTCGATTAATTCGAACCATGACAGATTTTATCTAATGTGAGGCGAGAGTGAGGAAATAATAGCGAAAGCGGTTTTTTTGCGCTTTTTGCAAAAAAAATTATGACGAAAGGAACGCGGACCGCGATAGCGGCTCACTCATTGATTTTTTACGAATTTAAAGGCGGTAAAGGGGGTAATCGCGAATATTTGAAGGTTTGAAAAAGAAAATAAACAAAATAAGATTTGATTTCGTGACTCACGAAAGGTATAATACCTTTAACTTAAACAAAAGGGGGGGTATCGTGAAAAAATCATCATTTAATTTTAAAATAGTCGTTGTTTATTCTTGTCATTACGGCGACAAGGGTTTTATTTTGAGTCGTCACAAAACCTATGAAGCCGCCGAGAAATCTTATAAAAAATATTCAGGCGGTTTTGTTGCGATTAAAACAATAGACTAATCAATATGAATACCTATACAGATGATGACATTTTGTATGTCGCTTATTCAATATACACTGAATACGGTGATAGGGTTTTGCATTGTCACACCCTCACCCATTTACAATGTGTTATAGACAATTATTGTTCACAAATTCAGGGTCTAAGGCCGCTTTGTCGCGGTCCGGTTGATGATAAATTGATTGATTTTCAGCACTCTATCGGTCGTTCGTTTCGCTATCATCAAGTATGGATTGATGACGTTAGTTGATTTAGTGAATCACACGCGCTATTATTACTAAAACAACAATCGGATTTAAACCAATGAACGTACAGAAAAAACCAATGTCAACCGCTGAAAGGCAGGCCAAAAGACATACAAAATTAAAAGCTGGTCTGAGTGAATGTATACAACTTAGGGCCGATGTAAAAACGGCCGTTTTTATGCTTCACGCAACCATGCGAACCATGAAAAAGATTTCTCTTGATGCTCAGAGCGCCTCACAGTTGGAGGTTGCTATCGAACAGGCCGAAGTCGCTATAAAATTTCTTGACTCGCTGCCCCAAACGCACGACAAAAGACACGATGATTAAACATTTAAACAATAGGTATTTATATGAGCGTATTAATTGTAAAACAAAAGCAAAAATTATCTTATGGCATGGTTAACGTACATTTGTTTATGTCCGACTCCCCAAAGGCAATTGCCGAGTATATTAGCGGGCTTATTCAGGGCGTTGTTTTTGATGTCACAAGAAAAGACTCCCTTAAACAATCAGATTTGCAGGTCAACGATATTTTTATTGCTGAAGGATACGGTCATCTGTTGCAAATTTTCAGGCCATTAGATAATTCTATGGTTTTCTAAATAAATTACTAATAAAAATATCTGCCGATATTAACGAATAGAATCAGCCGGAATTTGCACACCGGCATTAAATAAAAGACAAAAAAAAACCCCAACAATCATTGCAAGTGATTTTGGGGATCGGCAACCTTTCCAAATTTGAAACACCAAACAGGTCACAAAATGATTATCAACGTAAATTCACTAACAAGTCAACAAAAAAAAGAGCGCTTAATGAGAGCGTCAATTTATCCGGTTAAATATATCGATTACATCGATTGTTCATACATGGAATATCAGGAAGAATTTCTTGATGATTTTACGCCAAATAGCCCCCCGTTTAGTAACACGGGGGGTACAAAACAAACAGTAATAAAAACAACGGTTTGCAGTTTGACCCCCACTACCGAGAAATTCTCTTGTATCGTGGATTTTTTGTCCTTTTCGTTTGCTCTTGAGTCTGATTTTTCAGTTGAAAATTTCACGTCCTCGCTTGATAACGTGGAAAAAATAATACTCGAGTTATCTGGTCATGTTGTCGGTTTGGCGTGGGCGTTTCAAGATAAGGGCTTGTTCGGTTACAAATATTCCGCAACATTGGCCCGTCACGGTCAAAACGTTGGGCTGGTCGGGTTTGGGGGCAATAACAATAGCTGCTACATATCTCTATCTGGCCAGGGTTGCGTCGGCGTTGATATGTTCAACCTTAAAAAATTCGCCGAGAATTTGCCCGCCTGCAAAATCACCCGTATAGATTTAGCTCATGATGATCTCGAATGCAAACAGTCAATTCATGACTACCGCGCTCTTTATGAGGCTGGCGGTTTTGCTATGCATAATACCAACCCTAGCGCCCGCTTTATTGATGATATGGGTACTGGCAAGGGTTCCACGCTCTATGTCGGCGCAAAGAGAAACGGCAAAGAGGCGTGTATTTATGAAAAAGGAAAACAACTTGGTTCTCAGGATTCGTCTTGGATTCGTTTCGAAGGCCGATTGACCGCCGTTGATCGCGTTGTTCCTTTTGATGCAATGGTCAATCCTGCCCAGTATTTATCCGCGCTTTATCCTCCGTTTGCCCATTTATCAGCTATTCACGCGCGTCTAGTAATCATTAAAAATCATACAAAAATAGCCCTAGAGCATTTGGTCGAATATGCCTCTATTGCGTATGGTCGCCTCGTAAATTACCTAAAAGTACAGGGCAAAACCGATGCGCAAATAGTCGAAATGCTTATAGTTGACGGTATCCCCAAACGGCTGATGATACCTGTAACCGAAGAAATGAATATGATACCGTTTTAAAAAAGTTTGCTATTTGTAAAAACACGCCTATAATTGCTAACAGTTACTCACGAACTGGAATTATTAGCCATGCCACTCATAAAAATTAAAGTACAAGATACATTTACTACAACCCGTACAGGCGTAGCCGCCAAAACCGGCAAAGCCTACAAGATGACTCAGCAAGAGAATGTTTTTGTCGAGCTTAACGGTGAGATTAGAAAAATTCCCGTAATGCTTCAAGAAAATCAAGAGCCGTTTCAGGCTGGCAATTACACCCTGAATCCATTATCAATATTACGCATAGGCCGCTTTGGTTTTGAAGTTGATGGATTTAAGGCGCTCGAGCTGATACCCGTACAAATCGCCGGTATACCAAAAGCTGCCTAATATAATTTAGATTTCAGCTTCTACCGCTAAAATCAAAATACGCCCATAAGGGCAAAACCGCCAATTTTGGCAAAACCTTTCAAGAGAAAAACAAAATGAAAAGTCACAACTATTTAAAATTTGTATCTGGTTCAGCTCTGGTTGTTGCTGGTATTGGTTCCGCGTCCGCCGCTGTTGACGCTGCCGTAACAACTGCAATTTCAGGCGCTGGCACTGATGCCGCTTCTGTCGGTGTAGCTGTTTTGGTTGTAATCGTAGGCATTTACGCTTTCAAGTTGCTCCGCAAAGCTCTGTAATTTCTTCAAAATAGAAAAACGAAAAAACGGGGGCTGGCCTTTATGGGGGCTGGCCTTTTTCAATTAAGGGGGTTCAAAATGGCAATCTGCGTTGCTGTATCTGGTTCCAATCTGGTCACAACGTCAACCGCTATCGGTTCATGCACTGATTACGCGTTGATGACTGCTAGTGAATACGCCGCAAGCGTTCCGTCTCTCACTCTTGATGATTCCGCAACCTATTCCGGTCTGGTCGTTGCCGTCTGGGCTATTGCATGGGGCATTAAATCTATAAGGCGCACGTTATGATTTCATCTACTGTATTTTTTCTCGTTGTCGCCATTCTGGGGGCCGCGTGGATAACATTTTCTTAAAAACATCGTTTTTAATAATGCTTTTATTTTCCGGTGTTGTTGCTGCCGATAGTTACCCCGTTGTTTCGTATTGGCAATGGGGTTCACAGCCGGTCACGCGTTCATCCACTGAAAGCGGTACTTGTGCGCTTGTAATGCCATTTTATTCAGCCGCTTCTTATACCGTTGACTCCGCCGCTTATAATGACTGTATTTTAAAGTCTTCCGGCGGTTCTATAATATCCGCCGTTCGTCTTTCCAACAACACCGACTGCCCTAGTGGCGGCACAAAATCGGGGTCAAGCTGCAT